CTTGAATGTACAAAGAATAGTCTTCGCGCCAAACAGAAACGAGCGCGGTTGGATCGTTGGTAAAACCCCAGTCCATTCCGTAGGCTACGAGCTTGGCCCGTTCGGGTATAGCGTCAGCCATTTGCCATTGAGGGAAAATAGCGGCGGTATTTACGCCACGTTCCCCAAGTCCATAGATACGCCAAAAGTTCTCGTCTGTTTCTTTAAAGCGTTCTATTTCTTCTATAACGGATTGTTCCAAGAAGGGATTGTCAAGGTAAGTGGTTTGAAAGAAGTCCACGTCTTCACGCTCTAATATATGTTCGTAAATCCAGTGATGCTCGTCCGAAGGGTTATAGTCTATAAATATCCTTCCCGTTGTTCTAAGTAGTAATTGCCTCCAGTCTTCTAACGTTATTTCGTTAGCCTCATTTACATACAAGATGTCCCTCTTTCGACCTCTTAGTTTTTGTGGCTGATCGGTACTGATAAACTCTATAAGGTTTCCGAATAGATTATAGGTAGCGTTGCTTTTGTTGTGGTGTTCTTCGTAGTAGTTTCCCCCTTCGGTAAGTATCTGCATAAAGTCACGCATAATTGACGAGCGCAAAGCGGGGAAGGTTTTACGTACTATCGTTATTACAATACCCGCACCCCTATTCTTAAAACATAGTTCTATTATAACCTGGCAAAGTGAGAAGGTTTTTCCGCTACGACTTCCCCCTTGATGGACTTGAATCTTCGCTTTAGACTTCTTAGCTTGGTAGTATGTAGTCGGTTGCATCATTTAACTAACTCAATGAAATCTTCTACACAAGTGACACCAATCCACTTACCATCCTTTTGATACTTCTTTGCTTTTGGGTAATATGTCACCCCGTTGACTTTAAAAATTCCCGTAGTTGGTTCGTAGAACTCAACCCCGCTTTCGTTAAATAACTTGCGGAGTTGCTTTCGCTTCTTGGCGTTCTTTCGTTTTTTAGTTTTCGTCATCGAACCAGGTAAACGGCTTCGGTTCGTTAATCTCTATTTGTTGCTTCTCTACATACCCCCGATTCTTCCCCTTGGTCTTTAAATAGAATATAGTACTACTGGGGACCTTCTCTTTTATTTGTTGGTGTAGGGAGCTTTCTGCAAAGTCTATCGCGCTTTCTTGTATGTCCTTTACCGCATCAGCGTATTCGGTATCTTCTTCCATCCAACGGTAGTGCGTACGTCTTTCTATATTGCACGACTTAGCGGCGGTAGTTACTACACCAAGGGATCGCTCAAGTGCGTCAAGGAAATCTTTTTTATTGTGTGACATTTGTGATATTAGTGTGCTTGTGTCATTACTTCTAAGTCGTCTATTTCCCTTGTGGCTTTCTTACCCGTAAAGTCCTCCCATCGCTTTACAATTACATCGCAGTACTTCGGGTCTAATTCCATTCCGTAACATTTGCGCTTTGTTTTCTCGGCTGCTATTAGTGTTGCGCCCGAACCCATAAACGAATCTACAACTATATCTCCGTCTTGACTGCTATTTTTAAGAGCGACTAATATAAGCTCTACGGGTTTCGGGGTTGGGTGATTACCGTGACGTTCGGTGGGTCTTGCGACATCTATTACATCGGCTTGTGAGTTATCTCCGTACCAAACATAATCATCTCCGTTTGACCCAAACGCAATAAGCTCATACTTGGGTCTATATCCTTTTTTCCCACTTAGACCAAATACATTCTTATTCCACACAAGCGTCCTGCGGAAACTCCAATTTTCCTTTATTGCCGAAATGAACTCGACCTGTGTCTTCTGGTCGTAGCATACATAAAAGCTCCCGTCTTTTTTTAGGGGTATTACGCATAGTGATTTTCTTATGAACTCTTGAAGGGTTGCCCCTCTTAACTCATCATTTTCTATCTTTTTTATATTAAGACTCTTGACCGTTTCTGAGCGACCACCCGTTACACTCACCCCATAAGGTGGGTCAGTAAAAACCATATCTGCCTTCTCCCCATCCATAAGAATCTCTACCGCTTCTTTGCTCGTAGAATCCCCACACATAACACGGTGTTCTCCAAGTATCCAAACATCGCCTAACTTGGTTATCGGTTCTTCAGGTGCTTCGGGTACTTCGTCTTCGTCGGTTAGACCTTGCATCTCTTCGGGTTCGGTATCCCAAAGGTCCATCCCCCAATCGGTCAGGTCGTCTATGTTCCATTCGTTGGCGAGTAGGTCATAGTCCCAATCCCCGAAGGATAGGTTGTCTTTTATCATAAACTGGTCGCGCTTCTCTTGTGTCCACTCCGTGACATCTATTACCGAGACTTCGCGGTAGCCTAAATCTTTCATCGCCAGTAAGCGCATATTCCCCCCTACTACTACCCCTTCGGCTACAACTAAAGGTCGCACCTCCAACATCTCGGGAAACTCTTTAACCGATAACTTCAGCTTCTTGAACTTCTCCTTGTTCAGACTGCGGGGGTTGTTCGGGTCTATCCTTACCTGACTGATCGGTACTTTTTTGGTTTGTATATTCATCTATAGATTTTATTACAGACTTGAGTAGTTCCAAGAAGTTTGGGTTGGCTACTGCTAAGTCCAATAGAATATTTAAAGAATCGTTGTTCTTGTGGTCGATATTTATAATCTCACGCTTTCGGGTAAACACTAAAAAGTCTTCCGATTCGTTTATATGGCGTTTGGCTTTCTTGGCGGTCATTATGCTTGAATAAATTTAAGTTGCATATTTTTTAACTCTTTGTCAAATTCTATTAGTTCTTGGGTTATCCTAACCTGGTAGAGTGCCGTTGCGTGGTTGGTGTATCCTACCGTACTTGCGATGCGGTCATAAGTCCAACCCTTACTTCTGAGGTGCAAACAACACAACCTTCGGGCGTCTACTATCCTTCTTACCCTACTTGTCGATTGCACTTGTTCCCAAGTTACCCCCAACCTTTTTACCCCTCGTATACATTGGTCTATTGCTACCGATCCTTGATATTGCCAATCTGTTTGCGCTAATTTACCTACCATCATCCACGGGTGCATCGTTTCCTTTATCATATTCACAACTTGATTCATATACTTTGAGAAGTTCAATGTACATATTTTTATTGCAAGATGAACACGAGGTAGGTTTCTTTTTAACACCAAAGACTTCTTCATAAAGTTTATAGAACTTGCCACTTGTTTCGCGTCCTAAGTTTGCGTGGCTTCGGTATTTCACTTGTAGGACGTCCCTAAAAAACGTATGTTGTTCTTCGTTCATTTGTTCTATGTGACGCCTGGGGAACATCTTGTTAAGGCGTTCCCGTCTTTCGTCACAACCGCAGTCGTCGCCGAAGAAAGTCTTTACGACCTTTTCTATTCCCGTTGCTTTTGTTATTGCTGCGATGTCATCGCCTAAACCCTTCCTTTTGGACTTCATCTTTTATATAGTTTCGTACTTCTAAAATTGCTTTGTATAAAGTGCTACGGCTTATCCCCGTCTCTTTGGCCATAGAGCTTAGGCTATGTTCGTCCCCGTAATAGATCGCAAAACAATTCTTTTCGAACCACTCTACATTCTCCAACTTCTTCTCTATAAACGCCAAGACCTTTTCGTTAAATACCTTCGCATCCACATCCGAAAGGCTATGTATATGCCTCAAATGTTCTGAGGCTTTTCTATGCCTCTCTTTTGGCTTCCTATATTTGTAGTGGTATTTGCTTGACGTACTGCGGTAGTTGTTTATGCAAAGGCGAATTATCCAAAACCGCATCTGTTTCTTCTCTATAATCCGTGCCATCTTTTCCGCGTCCGCTTCCAGTACCATTAGGATTACTTCGTGGGCCAGGTCTTCGAAGTCGGGGGCGTGGCCTTTCGTTATCACCTTAGCGATTTCAATTATAGAATCATAGTTCTCGCCTATGTATTTATTGACCACTTCCAAGGCTACGAAATTTCTTTTACTAATTTCTCAAAGTGCTTAATCTTTTCTAACAACTCGTCGTTAGTAAATCGGGCGGGTTGGTTGCTTTGAAGCATAATATCAATGGCCGTTCCTTCTCCGTAGTCTTCGTCTAAGTGCAAAGCAAAGAGATGCTGTTCACCCCCGCGAAAGCCGTTGCATCTCTTACATTGGGGTTTGACATTTTTACTATCGCCGTCTTCTTCGTGCCACCTGGTAGCGTACTTCCCACGTGACTGAAAATGTCCCGCGTCGCATTCGTACTTCCAATCCTTACTCACTCCACACGTATAACAATTGACTTGCCCCGTATGGTCGGCGTCTTTGGACCTTACCCAAATACTAAAAATTTTGTCCAGTTTTTTGACTATTGTTGATCGCTTCACAAGAGTAGATAGATAAAACCCAATATCATTATGATGACCTCGTTTATCCTTATGCTATCGCTAATGTAATACTCTACCCCTACGTCTACAAACGCAATTAAAACCATCGCTATAACAAGACCATACATACGGTACTATATACGATGGGGTTGTTTTGTTTCCAAATTATGTTTAAAACATTGT